CCATCAGTGGATACTGAGGCTAGTCCTCTCAATGATTGCCTTTTACCATTTTTAGAGTCAAAATTAAGTAGTATAAATTTTGGAGGTGAATTATAATACTCTTTTTCGTCTGGATCTTGGGTTCCGAAAATGGCTTCTCTCACAAAATCACGAGGAATGGGTAAGAACATTTTATAATTTACATATTTTTCTAGCAATTTTATTTGTTTTTTTGACCAACGTTTACCCCTTCGCGTAATAGTATAAAAGTTGTCATTTAATTTGCGCATTTCTATATTTTCTTCGGATTTTAAATCAGATATTTTTCTGTACCGCATTTCATTACTTTGTTGTTTAAAACATAATGCTCCCATCATATGGATAGTTGATAGTTGTTAATATAGTTTGTAATAACTTACAAAATATATTTAGATTCAATTTTTTTGATTACTTATTGCGTTGGTAAATGATTAGACACATAATCTGCCACATGGCTTGGATTAATTTTATGTTGTTTATTTTTAGTTTTGTGTTTATTTTTTCTGACGTGCGACGATGTATCATCATAATCGGAATCATAATCAGAATCATAGTCAGAATCATAATCATCATCTATTGATCCCGGATAGTAATCTTCTTCTTGTCTTTTTTTATTTCGTTTATTTCTTTTAGTTGGAAAAATGGCTAAATCTTTACCGTGGGCAAACAGATTATAGACAATTACAATTAAAATTAATACGAGAACTAGTATTATTAATGCATCAACAAAGCTCATTTATAATATATAAGGATATTTTTAGAAATAAAATCTACGACGACGAGGACCATAACCTCTTCTAAATCTTGGACCCCATCCGCGTCTTAAAGGTCTCGCCCATCCTGTTGGTATATTCCACATAGGATATTGACGGTTAACATAAACCACTTCAGATTTATGATTGGCATGTTTTCTAGGGATTTGTATTACAAAGTAAATAAGAACTATTAAAAGAACAGCAATTAAGATAAGACCGTTATTCATATATATTAAATGCGTATAATAATTTTCTAGATAAGAATTATTATATTATAATGATTATGAGTTTGCTAACTCTAAGCTTAGTTAGAGTATGCAAGACCACCCATACCACTCATGACACGAAGGACATTGTAGTTGGTGGCGTAGACACGGACCTTAGCTGTGGCATCACCTCCAATAGCGTTGGTAGAAAGGACAAGCTGAAGAGTAGCGTTGTCAATTCTGGACATATTGCAGGTTCCACTTGGCTGGTGCTCCTCAGGGCGGAGTGCGAACGAGTAAACGTTGATTCCGGTGTCTGGGTTGCGTGTGTGGTGTTGGTATGGCTGAACAAGGTCGAAGTAGGTACCTTCGCGCTCAGAAAAGCGATCCTGTCCGTTAAGCTGAAGCTTAGCAGTAACAACTGGGTTCTGTCCCCAGCAGTGCAAGTTAAGTGCGGTTTCAGCAAGAACGAATGCGCCGGCATCCGAAACACCAGAGTCAGGGATTTCGCTGACTGGGAATGGAACATTCATTGCAGGGGCAGTGCACGTAGGCTTCCATACGCCTGTGGATTTACTCTCGATATCATAAGGGCC